TCATAGTCATGCTCCCTTACTTGATCTGCTAAAGTTCTATATAAATTTTCTGCCATGGTCCATGTGGCTTCAGCAGATGCTAGTCTTGTATTTAAATCAACTATTTCTTTCTGAGCTACTTCTAGATCTCTTTGTAAATTTACGATCTCTTGTACAGATCCATTAATACTATCCGTGAGATTAACTATGTATTTAATACCAGTATAGGTTCCAACGATTAATGATGCAACCACTGGAACCATTACTATATTTTTTTTTAATAAATCGATTAAATTCATTTTGGTAAAGCACTAACTAACCATTCTTTTGCTTTTTTGAACGGCCAGCATATTATGCTCCATATCCATTTTATTGTTTTTTTTATCATGTTGTCCTCCTCGTGTGTATGTGGAACACTTCCATCTTTGTGAGCATGAACTACGCCATCCTCATGAGTGTGCTCTACATAATCGGTTCCATGTACGTGACCACAATGTGGGCACTCCACGTTTTTGTTGTAATCAGCAACAATAAATCCCATACCACAATTTATACACTTCATACTAATCATGTTTTTTCTCCTCCATCTCGTAAAAGAAATTATCAGTATCTTCTGTTCTCCACTGTCCCGTATCTTCTACATTCCAATAGTTAGTTTGAACCTTCCAATCAGGCACGGTATTTTTAACCGTGAAAGACGGTATATCCCAAATAAGTCTGTTGTTAGGTTGAGCTGCATAGTTGCCATCATTTAAAGCAAGTATGTGCGCACATTTATGCTCGTGCGGTATCTCTGAATGATCAGTGTCAAGTATATTAGCCTCAGGATGTGCAAAGTCAACAGTAAATAAATATTTTCCGTGATGCCACTTCTTATCTTTACCGATGTATTTACCCGCTTGAGATTCTAAAATGTCCCAACAATGAACAGAAGGATAATAACTAAAAGAGTTCCAGAGCTGAAGTTCATCAAGTCTTCTTTTCGGGACGTCATCAGGTTTAAATCCTCGTTGAATAAACGCGCTAATAGGGAGGCGATAAAAGATTGCACCGTTTTCCATGATAGCATGAAATAATAAAGCACGCCCAGTGATAGACGTAACGCCAAAGACAATGCAGTCTTCAACTTCTCCATGATGTTTTCTAAGGTCATATAAATATTCTCTCCTTATCTGTGCATATTCTACAGGTATATTTGCATTTAAGTAAGCCATGCTTTAATACTATCATCAAAGTCTCTGTAGTCTATTGTTATTTCGTCGCCAATTTTTATATTTTTTAAAGCAATACCTTCATCGTTGACAGATGGATTATCACTGTGATTTAAATATTTTTCATTATCAATACCTAAAACTAAAATACCAGATCCTATTTTTCTCTCGTACGCGTGTGTATCTATAAGTTTTGCCAAAGCCAACGGCATTGATGGTAGTTTATTTTTGTTAAATTCTATTTCAAATTCAGGTCTTTCTTCTTTTATTTGTTCTCCTTTATTTACATTTTCTTTAGAAAAAACTCCTACACCATGTATTTTACTTTTATCTAAATATGTATTTATCAGCAACATTAAAATTACTTATAATTAAAAAAATTTGCCATAATATATCTAGACCCTGCATTTTCATGAAATTGAAGAGATGCGTGAAAAAATTTAGAGTCAAAAATAATTGCCCTATTTTCTTTGAAACCTACATGTAGATTTAAAACATACTCTTTTTCTTTCTTATCATAAAACCCTGTGCCACTATTTATAAGTTCATTACCCTTTATGTAAACAATACAATTTATTTTACAGGTATCTGCATGAGGAGTAGGTTCTGTGTGCTTGGTGCTTAAAAAATAGTCACTTTCAAAATGGTCTATAGGTATACTTGAATAATTTTGTAAGCTCTTTGTAACCTCTTTAACAGCAAAATGTTCTTTGTACAAAGGAACATTAAAATATATTTTTTGATACACGTTTTGAGACTGTTCATTAACTGTAGTATTTCTATTAGCAAAATTTAAATTAGACATTTCATTTTGTATTTTATTTAAAATTTCCTCTGTAAAAAAATTATCTTTAACTATGATGTGGTCATCTATCCTCACTTTATAGATCCCCAGTTTGGGCCAGACTCGTAATCTACCTTATTAGGTATCTTCAAGTCAACAGCGCTTTCCATCACATCCTTTATTTTTTGTGCATGCTTATCATCCTCAACTGATAGATCTAATTCATCATGTATTTGAATGTGTGGTATAATTCCTTCTTTGTATAAATCTAACATAGCCTTTTTAGTCATGTCTGCAGCACTACCTTGTATTAATTTATTTAAAGCTTTATATGTAAAAGCTCTCCTTGTAGCATTGTTATGCCAATAATTTTTTTGAGGATTGCCTTCTTTATCTTTTAATACTTCACCTTCTTCATCTTTTAAATAAGGTCCCATTTTTTGTAGGTCTTCCATCCTTGTTTGATCCTCAGCTGGAACATATTTACCCCAATCCGAGCCACGAAGAATAGGTTCATATTTAGGGAAACGACATTTTCTATTTAACAAAGTTTTTATTTGACCTTTGTTAGCAGCTGCCTTCATTACTTCATTCATTAGTTGTTTAACAAACGGAACCTTGCTGTGGTATTTATTAAATAATTCTTCTGCTTTAAATTTACTTACACCTAGTTCTGCTTGTAGTTTAGCTTTACCCATACCATAAAACAAACCAAGATTAATTACCTTAGCTTGAGATCTAGGTATCTCTGCCATCTCTGCAACTATTCTATGAAAGTCTGTTGATGGATCACTGTCGTAAGAATCAGCTATTGTGTTTACTGAAGATAAGCCATACCGTAGAGCATAATGTGCTACAAGTCTTGGTTCCTGTTGCGAGTAGTCAAAACAACCCCACTTGCATCCTTCTTCTGGTATAAATAAACTTCTAATTAAAGGACCTGTGTCTGGATCTCTGGCAGGTATTTGCTGTAGGTTGGGATTGGCGTAACTAAATCTACCAGTGACAGTCCCACCATCATCAGATCTTATTTGATTTATTTCAGCATGTATTCTACCCTTGTGTTCATGTTTTAAGATAGTGTCTATAAATGTAGTGTTTACTTTATTTATTCTTCTTGCTTCTGCTATCTTTTTTATTATAGGATGCTCATGATTAGAGAGGAAATTTTTTGTAAATGAAGGTTCACCAGACTTCGCTGTTCTTTCGTAAGATAATTTTAACTTGTCAAAAACTTTTTGTATGCTACGTGCGGCCCATATTTGAACATCTATGTTTGTTTCTTTTTGTACTTCTTGGAGCAGCACTTGTTCTTGTGCAATTAATTTTTTACGGAGGTCATGCGCTTGTGGCATATCTACTCTTACGCCTAGAAAACGCATATCAACTAAGCAAGGGAAGAGGTCGGTTTCGAGATTAAAAACATCTTGTAAATCTTGTTCTATCATTAATTTTTTTACATGTTGCCATAATTTAAAAGTAAGCTCTGCATCTTTTTCTGCATAGGTGCCAACCTCTTGAGCGGGCAGTTGCCACATATCTGCTTTTGCATCAAGACCTCTTTGTTTTGCAGCTTCGTTTAAAGCTCTTTCATTTTTACCTTCACCTAAAAAATGCCATGACAATGTATTAAGAGTATAAGAAAATCTATTTTCATCTAATAAAGAAGATGCAATCATAGTATCTACTATTAAACCATTGATTTTTAAGCCTAAATTTCTTATCCATGAAACGTCATACATGGCGTTATGAAATATTTTTGTAGCCGGACACTCTAGAATATCTTTAAACCATTCCAAAGTTTTTTTACGATCCATGTTGGGTCCTTCTTTGTGAGCAATTGGAAAATACCATTTGTTGTTGTACGTGGCCACAGCTATACCAACAACTTCTCCCTCACCTGTAACAGCTCCAGAACCTTTTGATTTTAAACCAGGGTCTTTGGTTTCTAAGTCAACAGCTATCTCATCATATGATCTAAGATCTGGGTATTCTGTAGGTTGCACCCATTCCGTTTGTGGTAGTAACATATTGTTTAAACCTTCCTATTTTTGGTCTCGCATTATTAAATTTAGACTGTTCCAAACATTCAACTGATTGTTTTATGTATCCATTAGTCCATAACCATTGTGCATGTAGTTCCAGTATTTTATTTTTTCTTAGTTCCATCTTTCATTTTTTTTATTTCTAGTTGACAGTAATGTATTATCTTTTCTAAGTCTTCAATCCCTGACTTATTTAAATAACGACAAACGTATTTTACAACACACCCCTGAAAGAATGAAAGATTATTTTTTGAAATAAATTCGTAAGGTTGTATTTTCATATTTTTATAATGAGATCCTCCAATTTGTTTTTCTTGAGGAAATGCATCATCAAATATACCTTTGTGTGTCATAACTGATATTCCTTTATTTTCTTTTTTGCTTTTAATTTGTATAGATTATTACGTGCTCGTGTAATGCCCACATACCACACTCTATGCTCTTCATCTTGTTTGTCAACACTTAAACTAATTCCACTCTGAACCTTTGATCCTTGGTGCAAGGATAATATTACATTATCCTCTTCGCCTCCCTTTGCTGCATGAATAGTTGACAACCATATTCTTGCAGGTTCATTAAGCTTTTCACCTGATGCGATTAAATTTCTTAAATATAATATTTCTTTTTGGTCCTCAGAAAATTTATCATACCAAGGCACCTTCGCATCCCAATCACCATTAGGTATATAGTCTTTTATTTCTGCTATTTCTTTTTCATCTAATGCTCCCTCCATACACCATTTGGTATAGGCCTCAGCAGCTTTGTATAAACCCACTTTATAACTCTTACCTTTGTTAGTTTGATAATAAAAATTTTTCTTTTTTAAATCTTTCATTATTTGTATTAAATTACTTTTGGTTCTAGTTAAAACTAACCATTTACCTTTAGATAGATCTACATGATTTAAATCTGATATGTAATAAGAGTGTCCTAAATGTTTTCTTGGTAAATATTCTTTAGTTTTTCTTAAACCCATTATTTTAGATATAGGAAAATTAGATTGCATTTGAACAGCTTGTGAAACTCTACGAGAATATCTTAAAGTTTTTTCTTGTGCGGGTTCATTTATAAATCTCTTAACATCCGCCCCTGCCCATGCAAAAATTGCTTGATCATCATCCCCTGCTAAATAAATATGTTCTGCTTTTTCTTTTAATTTATCATACAGCTTCCACTGTAGAGGAGAAAGATCTTGCGCTTCATCTATAAAAACTGCTTTAAAATTAGGTATTTTATCAGATTCAACAACTCTCTTAATCATGTCATTAAAATCTATTATCTGATTATTTTTTTTATATGTTTCTAAATTTATTGATATATGTTTAAGTGTATCCCATTTTACTTCTCTTCTATCGTGTTCGTTTAAATTAAATTCTTCTTCGATTGATATGTCTTTGTTTATAGCTTTTTGAATCATCTGAAAGTATGGATTGTTACAAGTTAATC